CCGCCGGTCGAATTGCCATGGCCCCCGCCACCACCCGCACGAGTGGTCGCAACGTTATCTAGTGCCGTGCTTGCCCCAGCACCACCAATGCCGCCAGTCGTACTACCCGACCCATTTGTTCCCACAGCAGACGCGCCACCGCCTCCGCCTCCCGCATAGGCCGCAGTACCAGACCCACCGCTAAAACCTTGACCAAGTACGCCTGTACCCCCAACGTAACTTGCCCCGCCCCCTGATCCACCGCCACGGCCAACAAAGGGAGCATAATGGTTTCCCTCAAGACCAGAGCCGCCACCGAAAGCATCTAAACTGGTAAAGGACGAGGTGATTCCGTCAGCCGACGAAGCACCACCGCCACCAATGGTAACCGTGTAGGTCGTGGCTGCTACATAAAATGATGATTCACTAATATGGCCTCCGGCTCCTCCACCACCAGTTCCCGAACTCGCACCACCCCCACCGCCTCCGCCAGCGATGAGTAGAATATCGCAGAACCCGGCCACATCGAAAGTGACGCTACCCGTCCCCGTCAGGGTCAAATACTTGTAATCAATGCCGTCTTCTGAGTAATCGCCGGTCGCTGTGTTAGTGAAGTTCGCAGGACCGGCCCCGCTAAAAAGCACCCATGCACTACCGTCGTAACGGTAACCTTTGTTATCGTCGTTAAGGCTGCACATTTGCCCTTGTACGGGTGAGGGTATTGCGGCGTCACGTGCTGCCGCGTTCGCGAACGGGTTAACACCGACAATGTCGATTCGTTCCGCTAGCGCCTCCGAGGCGCCCGGGTAGTCGGCTACGTTGTCGGACGATTCCACATAAGGATTGCCTACCGGGGTGACTGCCATGTTATAACCTCACTAGATCGGAGTTGGTAACTATTTCAAACCATTGGGCGCCCGGGCCAACTTCTGACCACGTAAAGCCCGGGGCGACCTGTCCCCATTGTAGGACCTGCAAAGAGAATCTAGGGTCAGATATTGATAGTGTCATGATGTGCTGCCCATTATTGTAGGAGTCCGTCCAGCCCTCGACGATGCCGTTAAAGTCCGGGTAAGGGCCCGACGCCGGTAAACCCCGGACAGTTACTAGCGCACCAGATACAAGTTCGAGTAGTGCGGTCGTGTCGGTTTCGTCGAGTTGATCGACGAGCACCGATATTTGCCCAAGGTTCCATAACCCGTTGGCTTGTGCGGTCATGATCCCCGCGGCCCGAGTCGTCGCGTCGCTAAGGGTTTTAATGCCCGTGTCGAGCCGGTACTCACGCCGACCGTATTGCGTGATCGACGCGCTATCCGTTTGGGTCACTGACTCATCGGGCCCGTAGGTGACGGTCACGTCGTTAATCAGGGGCGTCAAAGTCTTAGCCCACGTAGGGGCAAAGATAACCCCGGGGGCTTCGAGATTGAAACTAGGCGGGAATAGCGGGTAGTCCGCCCATGTGCCTTCGGCGTCTGACCAGGTGCCGACCTGGTTGGCCCATATCCCGGCGAATGTTGTCGATCCCCGGTTCCCGTAGTCCTCAAAAATGATGCGGCCTGTCGGATCGTCGTAGTAGGTGGCCCCGGTCCCTTGAGCGATACTGGCTAAAGCGTCGAGGGCTGTGGAGGGCTGGGCGTCGGCTTCTAGGATCGCGTACAGCGTGATGTCGGGGTCGCCTGCGTTGAGATAGTCGAGGCCAGTGGCGTCAAGGATTCCGGTTACCCGTTGCCGGGCGCTTTGCTCAATGTACCCCGAGGCACCGACATCGGTGTAGCCGAGTTTCGCGAGGTTCCCCATTGCGGTAATAGTCGTGATTGCCGTCGGGGTGCCCGTACTAATAAATGACACGTTAAGGTCACTAATCGCACCGGTGAACCTATCGACACCATCAAAGGATATTGCGACCGTGTCGGCGAGTTCCAGAAGTGGGCCACTATCACCCCGTAGCACTATTTGGGTATTCGAGGCCGTCGGGCTTGAGATCACATCTGAGCGACCGTGGGCTACCGTGACGTTAAACTCGAATAGGTCCAGGTCAATCACCGACCCGGCCAGAGTGATTTCAAGTGTCATGAGAGCACCGGGGTGACGACGGCGCCACTACGGGCGTCCGAGTTGCGGATCACGTTGGCAATGGCCCTAGCAACTTGTTGATCGGTTATTAGTTGTTGGGCGGCTGTTGCGTCGGCTACTTTTTCGGCTCTGGCCGCTGTGGCTGCCGCTTCGACGTTGCGAACCGCGGCGGCCACGTCACTGGCGAGTTGTGTTTTGAACGCTGCCCCGACTGGTTTAGCCATATTCTTACCTAATTTTTTTAGGGTTTTGCGTTCGTAGTCGAGTTGGTTGGCGAGCCCTACGACCATCGCGGCGGCTTGTTCTACCCCGGCGTTCATAAAGTCAGGCACTAAACCGAGGGCAAGCTCTTTAGTTTTGTCTTGAATGTTTACAAATTTTTCGTTAATTGTGCCTAATAAGCCTTTATCGCCTAACATTTCTTGACCGAGTGCCCCGCCAACTTCCGGGCCCAATCCGGCCATGTAGTCGATGAGCCGCTGGTCTACCTTCGAGTTTTGCAGGCCTTCGAGTACGTTGCCGAACCATTCGGCTTCGGCTATTTGAGCGTTAAAAGCGTCCACCAGGGCGACCCCGGTTTTGTTGCCCTCTTCATCGAATTGATCAGTGAAGGCTGAGCCCAGGTCGATCCCGGATAGTAGATTCCCCTGCATTGTTAGGGCGTAGTCGGCTACGGCGTTTTTCGCGTCCTTAAAACTCTGTATTTGAGTGCTGAGTAGTGCCTCAGTGGAGGCGATTGCCTTGCCTACGTCTTCGGTGCTTTTTTCTAAGAATTTTTGGAATTTTGTTAATTTTTCTACTTCCACCGCGGCCACAGCGGCTGAACCTCCATAATTATTAAGTGCCTTGTTTGTTTCTTCGACGACTGGTATTTGTGTCGAGTATCTGGCCCCTGCCGCGGCTTGCCCTTTTGTAAGGAGACCGGTCTGCACTTTTGCATTCTTGGTTGCGTCTGCTACTCCATTAGCAGCAGCAATGATATCCCTAAACCCACCGAGGTAGTAAGGGATCCCTTGAGCCGATACCTTTTGGGCGTTCGTTAGATCGTCGGTCGATTTAGCGGCGGCGTCTAAACCGTCAGCAAGGACGAATGACGCGGCCCCTAGAGGGTTAAATAGGGCTAGTGTTCTGATCATTGGGTTTTGTGAGTTTTGCAGTCCTCTGATGAATCCTGTAATACTTGTGGCGGCGCCTACTGCTTTGCCCGCGAATCCGGCGGCGGCGGTTCCACCAACCGCTAATGCTGCACCGACGCTCTCTAATGCTGGTTCAAGTTGTTCCATGGATTTGATCATGTCGTCAGTGCCCTCAGTGGCGTCAGTCAGCCCGGTAAGTAAGCCTTTGCCGAACGCTTCCGCTAGGTTGTCCGTTGCTGTTTTAAGTACTCTCATGCGGCCTTGGAGCGTGTCGGCGGATGCTGTGGCCTGCCCGCTAAACGTGTCTGACAATACTTGTGTAATTACTTGCATGTCGCCGGTTTTGATTGTTGCGGCGTCGATACCGGCCCCGAGTCGGGACAGTCCGGCTATGTTGCCTTCGTAGGCTTTACCCATCGCGTCGGTTACGGCTTCGAGGCTTTTACCGGATCCGGCAGAAACATCGAGGGCAAGGCTTAAGGCTTTTTGTGCTTTACCCGTGTCACCGAGTGCCCTGACCAGGCGGTCGTAGGCGGGTCGTAGTTCGGTATCTGCCACGCCGAGGGATCGTTCTAGACCGTAAATAAACTTTTCTATTTCTGGCTGGTCGTGCGCTAGGCCAAGGTTGTCCAGGGTGGTGGAAAGTCTACGGACGGCTTCTTCATCTTCGAGGGCTGCTTTGACTCCGTCGGATGCTAGTTTCACGGCGAGCGCACCGGCCGCGAGACCGGCACCGATAAGGGCAGGGCCGAGCATGTTTTTCAGGGATCCCGCTAAACCTTTTAAACCGCCTTGAGCCTGAGTCATTCCGGCGTTG